GTGTTGACCGTGGCGCAGAGTGTTCCGAGTGCTCCAAGGCAGTAGTTGTCAGCCTTGGCTGATGCCTTGACGATGAGGTCTTGGAGAGCGGCGGTCTGAGCGTTGAGGCTGGCGTTTGGAACCAAGTTGGTGAAGTCCACCGATGAGGCTGTGGCCGAGTTAAGAACCTCAGTCACGCTGACGTAGGGGGAGATGATTCCCTCGGTCTTAATAAACGGTGCGACTACTCCTGGCATGACTTATTCCTCTGGCGTTAGATCTGTTGAACCGCACTTACCGCATTTGTCACGGAAGAGCGATGTGAAGTAGCACGAATTGCAGACGTAGCCTCTAGCGCCTCGGAACGTGGTTCCGGTGGCTGCGTAGTCGCCAGTCTTGACAAGTTTTTTGCCCAATGCGTCGTCGACGTGGAACGTGCCGTCCTTGTCGCGCTTCTTGATTGGGCCGTCTTCTCCGAGTTGGATTTCCTGGAGACCTGGGTTTGAACCGAGGATTTTCATTTAATGCTCCCTTTGCGAAGTGGCGGGGAGCCGGTCAGGAGAAAGGGGAAACTCTGACCGGCTCAACCCGCGATGGCTAGTTATTCACTAGCGAGTGAGTCCTCTGTTTAGAGGATTCCGGTGATGATTCCGGACCACGCTGGAGCGTGGAACGCAAGCGTACCGTAGGTGTAGGTGCTGAGGTCTCGACTCATGCCGATGGCGGGCCAGTCGATTACGAGACTGTCCACCACATTGTTTGCCGTGACTGTGGTTGAAACACCAGAGTCAGGGAAAGGCAACTGAGTGGAGTGGATGACTGCAACACCTGCAGGCATGAAGCGGTGGGCCATTACGTCCACGAGCTTACCGGTGGCTTCGTTAGCGATAGCGCCAACTACTGAACCGATGCCTACGCCATTGTCGCCACTCTCCAAGGTAAGGCGGTAGCCCTGAGTTGAAGCGTTGCTCTGAATGGTCTTGCTCAACTCGCGGCGAACTGCAGCCGTGGTCAAGATCCAGTCGGGGTCAGCCTGAACGCTGTTGAACAGCGAGACGAACGCGGTCTGGAAGTCTCCACCAGGCTCGGAGGTCGACAACGTGCCGTTGAGGGCGTTGATGTATCCCGAGTAGGTAGGGTTGGTCAACTCTGAAACGAAGCCGTCGTAGCCTGAGGTTCCGAGGGTCGTTCCACCGAAGACGTTTCCGTTAGCGGAACCGTTGTCGGCTGAGGTTGATGGGGCGGTGGTGACAACTGAGAAGTTGGCTGGGCTTGCGCCTACAGCGTTAACTACAGTTGAACCCTTGTACAGCGAACCACCGATGGTGACGTACACGTTGATTCCGATAGTACCGGCAGGGACGTTAGCCAAAGCCGAAACCTTGATACCCTGACCAGCAACTGCGGTGACTGAGCCCGATGGCACGATGGCCTGTGACTCACCAGCCGCGCTGGAGAACGTGATGTATGGCGATGACACAGCACCGGCAGGAAGACCTGAACCAGAGACAGTTGCGTCGAGCGCGATGGTGGCGGTGGACGAGGTGACAACCAAAGCGGTCGACACAGCGTTCAGCATGTTGTTCTCTTCACCGAGCATGTGTGACCATAATGCGGCGGTGTGTGACAGTTGCTGAAGATCGGTATAGCCGAGTGAGGCATACTGAGCTTGGAGCGAAACGGAGTCCGAGATACCCTGCTCAACGAAAGGCTTGACAATGCGGTCAGCCGAGTATGAGATGAGGTTTGGACGGTTCAGAGTCACGCCGTTGAATGAAGCGGTGTTTGCGTTGGAGTTGAAGAATGTGTTCAGGTTGCCAACGCCGCCGGTGCGGGAGTTAGAAACACCGAGGATTCGACGGAATTCCAAAGCCTGACCAACTGCACCAACGCGGGCAATGCTGTTGCGAAGAATGAAAGTCTTCGGTACGAGCATTTCCAGAGCGGGCTGGAGGTCGTAAGGGACCAAACCGATGCTTGTGTATGGAGCACCGGACAATGGGTTGGTAAGGGTCCATTCCTTGACGATGTCAGTACCGGCGAGTGCAGACTCAACGGCGGCCAACTGGTCGGCGGATACGGACTTGCTGAGGTCGTCACGAAGACGTGCTCCAGCAGACTTGACGATTCCAACGCCGCGCTCAAATGAGGCTTCGCCTCGAGCTGCTTCTACACGGCCTCGGGTCTGGCAAGCGGCTAATGCCGACTTGTAAGCCTCGAAGCGGTCTAGGCGCTGTTCCTTTGGTAGTGCACCAAAGAGTTCGTCAATGGAGGGGGCTGTCATAGCCATAATTTTTCTCTCCTATGAGATGGGTAGTGGGTTTAGGGGTACTGCTAGTTCTTCGCGATTGCGTCTGCGTCTTGCTCTAACTTGAGAGCCTTTTCAACGTAGGCGTTGCGAAGTCCGGTGTCGATTACCTGCGATGCGGTGCGACGGTAGCGATCCGCCTCTGCGCGCAGTTGGTCAACCTGGGCTGATTTGGTGGCTTGGTTCTGCGACATGCGCAGGCTTGGGCCACCTGGTACTGCCATCTCCTTGACTGCAGCGAGGTCGGCCTTTAGGAGTTCGAGCTCCTCTTTTGCCTCCGCCAGCGCGGTCTTGGTGGTGGTGTCGTCAAGGCCGAGTGCCTTTACGATTTCTGAACGCAACTCAGCGCGAACCTCTTCGGTCGCCTCTGGTGCGCTTGCTGACTTGATTAGGTCGGCTGATACGCCGAGTCCCATGTATGACATCATGTCGTAGTCCTTGTCTTCGTCCCATCCGGTGAATGGGGCTTCGGTTTCATTTTCGCTGGCTTCATCGGTCCACCAGTCGAGGAAAATCTGTAGTGAGCAGAGTAGTTCGCTCACGTCGCAAATCTCGTCCTCGTCGCCGTTGAGCATCTCGTCGAGCTCAGCCTTGATGAGGGCAATGAGTGACGCGCGTACAGCGTTGAGGTCTGCGAGGTTGTGCTGGTTGTCGTCGGCCTTTGCAACGTCGGCATCGGTCGACTTAGTCCAGTCTTCGGGAATCATTGACTCCTTGCCCATAGCCTTAGCGCGGGCGATGATGTGCTCTTTGACCTTTGCCTTGTCCTTTGCGCGTCCGAATGACTGGATGGCGTTCTTTAGATCTCCAACAGTCTTGATGGGGTATGAGCCGTCGGGGAGTGCCTGACCGGCTGAGGCCATGTCCTTGCGCTCAGCGTCGGTGAACTCGCGCTTCTCAACCTCTGGCTCGTCGCTCTTGGGCTGGTCGGTAATGCCGGTGTCCTGGCGCAGGTTGGCTGCAGGGTGTGAGGGGTCTTCCTGGATGATGTCGATTGGGCTGTTCTCGGGGCGGAGTCCAGTTCCACCGCACATCTCGCAGGTGAGCCACTCGTTGTTGTTGGTGTGGACTTTGCCCTCGCCTGAGCAGTCGGTGCAAACGAGGTTTGCGTCCTCGTTGGTGCGACCCTCGGCGGCAGGAGCCTCGGTCATAACGGCTTCTTGCAGGATGTCGTCGGCCTTAGCGATTTCTGACATAACTAGTTCTCCATTTACTGATTTGGCGATTTCGATTCGCGCGTTGCTGTTGGCCGGTCTATCGACTAAAGAAATTTCCACGATTTGCCCGCCGGTGATTACTCCGTTGGGGGCCTCGTCAGACTTCATCACTTGGGCTTGCTTGATACCGATGGAGTAGCCCTTGAGGACTCCCTTGCGGACCTTTGCTTGAGTGACTGGATCTACAACTTCAGATTTTAGCATCCACTTGTCGCCATCGGCGTTGAGCTCGATGCCTACACCGGCTGCGATGGACGAGTGCTGTTCGCGAACGTTCGCACCAGTCTTGAACCATTGGGGCATGGCGGTCTTCAACCAGCCTGGGTCGCAAATCTGCTGGTCGAGGTCCAGCGTTGGGTCGGTGGCTAGACCGTAGACGTACAAAGAACCGTCTTCGGCTTCCTTGTAGGTCAGGTCTCCAATGCCAACGTAGGTAATTTCTTGGGCCATTTTGTTATTCTCCTGGTAAGGGTGAGATGGTGCAACGGCAGTTCGGGTGTGAACTGTCGCTAGGTACGTCTGTGTCGTCAATCGGGTGCGGGTTCGCCGCTTCTGCGTCTAGGCAGATTTGGCAAGCGTCGTCATAAGCCAGCCAATACCAGTCCGTCAGACCGGCTTCGGTATAGGTGTCGAG